TTGGTAAAGCCATGACCAGAGAAAGCTCCTACACCATAACCGGAAAGATTGCCTTGAGGGGTTGTAGCATCAGTAGAAGAAGTTTGTGCGACTGGATTGATATTAATACGTTGCGAACCGCCTCCGAGATACTCAGGGCGTTGCAAACGGAAATCAGGAGAAGTTACACCGAAATGACTTTTAATAATTTCGACATAACGTGTACCGCCTCGGGCGTCTTTTTCGAATAGTTTTTGTAATTGGAAAGCCTGGCGGAGTTGATTAATCGTAGCGGCAGTTGCGTCAGATAAATCTGCATAGAGATTTTCATAATTAGTAGCAGGAACAACAGCACCAACATTGTCATAAGTTGCTGAATAGAAGAAACCAGCACCAGTGTTATTACCATCACTTCGCGCCACAACAAAAGTATCATCCGCGGCAGAAGTGTAACCAGTAATTTCATCATATTTAACAGGAGCAGAGCCGCCAAGTGGCAAATCTACAGAATCGCCTTTTTGTGGCCAAGGTAGACAAGAGGTGAAGTAATCATGCCTTTTTCCACGTCGTAAAAGTGCATATTGGGAGGTTGAGTCTGGCCCGACAGACGTATCCACGTCGGGCGCGTTGACCAAGTTTTGGTCTTGGAACCATTCACGATAGATAAGATTGTAAGCACGCAAATGAAAAACATTATGCTCGTAATCAGGCACTTGAGTAGGTAATCCCATATAATCATAAATAGTACCGTTCGCATATCCAGTTGAGGCCGGAGCAGCCATAATGGGCATGGTATAGTCGGTAGAGTCGCCAGGGTTTTCAGTAGCACCATTGAATTTCTCCCATTTAGTCCAGAGTAATCGATTAGGAACAAAGAAGAAAAAAGTATCCATGAATAAATTATCCATGAAAGGGTGTATAGGAGTAGCAAGACGGGCGAAGCCGGTCATATTTAAATTGAAAGTATCACCTGGCACGACTTCATCGCATAGAATAGGAACGAGATAACCAGAGTCAAAAGTAGTTTTTAAACCATGAGAACGATTGAATTTAGAACGAGGAATATCGACAGAAGGAGCTTGTCGAAACATATGGGTCATAACTGATTTCATTAGTCGGTGCCTCCTATTGCATGAATGTTATTAGATTGAGTTGCCTTAAATTCTACCAAGCAACCTAGGGACGTTTTGTAAGATTTAATTGAGCCATCACGATCATCAAATTCACCTAGAATAAATAGTGTAAAATCAGAAGCATGCCGAGTAAAATTATGTTCAGGATCAAGCAGACAATCAGAGATAGCTCGAATGGCCATTCCGTTAGTCTCAAAGTAAAAAGGTTGTAAGTACGCTTCAGCTTTTTCATCATAGACAGAAAAGATTTTTTTTACCATTGTTCTAGACCTCCAAAGAACGGGTTAATGTTTGAATGCGAGACATAAGGACCTTTTCCTTAGTACGCAAACGAGAGATAGTATTATCATCTTTTTCAGTAGCAAGTTTTTTTCGAATAGCTTTAAGTTTTTTATTTAGCATTTCATCATCTTTTTCAAGTAATGAGTAATAATAGTCGGGGATAGTACATTCTTTTCCACGTACTATTACTTTATCATGCGGGAAAAGATCAGATTTATATTTGTCATACCAGTATTTTCCAATCCCCGGACGGCGAGACATCGTAGCATATTCAGGTTGCAGATCGCCGTAATGATCAGCAGCTTTTTCGCCAGTAACTTTTTTTGTTATATATCGAGCCACATATGCAGCAGACTCAAAAGTAACATCGCCGATAACGCAATAGCCAAAAGGCCACAGACGCGACAACGCCTCGGAAACATATAAGCGATTGTCATCACGGATTGCGAAAAGCTCTTTATCATTGAAGTCAAAATTGAAGAGACAAGCGTGATAGTGCGGTCTATTGAATTGTTCGCCATACTCACCACAATGGAAGAAACGAATACCTGGCGGTTGTGTTGGATAGTTTTTTCGTAATCTTTTCATAAAGTCCTGAAAATGTTTTTTATGCAAAGAACCATCCGCAGGTAAATTATCGTTTGAATAAGTTAAGGTAATGAAACAATTATTATCATACATACTTGCCTCATGTACACACCTAACAGCCCATTGACGAGATTTTTCTAAGCGACAGCCGATACATTGACCGCAAGGCAGCTCCAAAGGAAGGTCTTCATATCCATGATTTTTATTAAAGACTATCCCACGCTTGCCAGATGAATTAACGACTTTTGACCTCCAACCCTGTAAAGGATTGAAACAAGGCATTAGAGTCGAATGCCTCCTCGCATCGGATGATAATTATTTTTCCCGTTGACGCGTACCGCATTACGCCGAAAATTTCTTTTAGATTTTCTGTAATTCATTTTTTTACGTCGCATTTTTTTGCTCCTTTTTTTAGTTAAGACACCTAAAGGTGTCAGTGGGGACAGTTACATCAAGAGAGAACTGTCCCCACCGACGAGCTATTCCCGATCAGGGAGGTCTGGAATAGCAAAGAAATCCCGAACGAACGATAGTACGGGAAGCAAGTTATCATCGAATTTGCTTTCGCTATTTTCAACAGCATTTTCAACGGAATCAATCCATTGATCAAGTATAGCTTTTAGCTCTTGAGTATCCAGAGCTTTTAGGAAGTTTGCCAGTACCTGGCTGACAACATAATCCAACATGCGATTTTTAAAGGACATTATATTAGCCCTCCGCTACCGCGGGTACTTCCTCTCCAGGAGGAACCGGAGGTTCCTCTTGGACAGGAAGGTTAGGAAGAAGCCCAAGGCTTCGCATTTCGTCTTCATTAGTAGGATCGCCAACAAAGTTTATAAATTCAGCAGGATCATTATTAAAGCGTTTACGCACAGAAGAAGGTAGAGTCTCAAATGACTCATTAGCATCAAGAACTTTGTTTAAAGCGTCCTGATAAGTAGGAACATCGACGAGATCAGAATAGTCACCCATGTGTTTAGTAACATGAGTGACAAGACCAGTTTTTGTATATTTACGCATGATGTTGTTGATATCACATTCATCTTTAAAAGATTGTTTTACATGTGAGTGAGAAGAAATGATTTTTTTAGATTGACGTTTATTTTGATAAGCACTAGCGAATTTCATCTTTTTCCTCCTTTGAGGGGATTTATTAGAATCCCAGTATTAGGTAGAACATTATTGAAAGCATCAAGAGTGTTTTTAAAATTACGTAAGTTAGGATGATTAAGCCAAAAGCGCGCATCACGACCTTGAACATTTTTTTGAACTTTCGCAAGATCAGCCATAGCCCTAGCTGTTTCAGAATTAGCCTGTTGTTCTTCCAATACAGCATCGAAGAACTCAGGAGATATACGGGCCTTTTGTTGAAGGTTTGTATACATAGAATTGTTCATTTTAGCTTGTGACCTGGCACTATTAGCATTAGCAGCTAGAAGCTCATTTTCATTTTTAAATTTACGCATAGCCAGGGAAGAATTGATACCAGTAGCAGCACCAGAAAAAGGATTTTGATAAGTTGCGGCTTGATAACCGCCGGCGCCGCCAACACCAGAAGAATAAGCATATATCGGATTCATGCCAGCTTTGCGCATATCATCCATGGTCCATTGATATCGATTTTGATAAAACTCTCGAGTTAATTCGTTAGCGTCTTGGGCTGAACCGGCAGTACGTTCAGAAGAATAAATAGAACCAGCAGCACCGAGAGCAGCACCTACAAGATCGCCAGCAGAACCAGCAATACTTGAACCAATATTTTTAATGCCACGCCATGCAGAAGAGAAAAATCCCATAATAAGACTCCTTAGAAATGATCGATAAGACCTGGCACCGAGTAAGTAGGCATTGGACGAGCACAAATATAGTCAAAGTAAGCATCAAAGAGTAATTGAGGCTCCGTATTGACAACGACCACACGGTCGACAGGAGGGTCTTCTAAGATAAAATCATCATTAAGGGTAGGCATAGACGCAAAGTCTTGCGAGAGGTGCCAGGCATCAAGCGAAGCAGCATCATTAGAGCGCATTTTACCAGTAATTTTTGAAGGCTTATAGCGCATTTCAGCATATCGCTCTTGGTAGCCAAAGACCTTTTCATTATCAGGTGTACCAGTAGAGCCAGTGTCTGTTGTTGGGTCTTGGCAGTATATTTCTTGAGTTAGTACAGCTTGCTCACCCAAATGAGCAAAAGAGGGAAAATAGAAATCATAGCGAGTGCTACGAGAGAACATTTTATCAAGGCCCTGTTGGTAAGTAAGATCAGCCCTAACGTTGATAAGACCCAGAATAACGCCATGTTCTGTAAAAGATTTGGTAAAGCCATGACCAGAGAAAGCTCCTACACCATAACCGGAAAGATTGCCTTGTGGAGTTGTAGCATCAGTAGAAGAAG